ACCGTCAAGATCGTCTCGTATATCGTTGAAATCATTTATGTCAGATATTGCAATGTCGTGAGATAGTCCCTCGTATAATCCTGGCTCATCATAACTGTCTGGGCCACTATATGAGCCCCCAATAACTTTATATCCCCACCCTGTATTATCGTTGGCATCCTCAAGATAAAGCCCGGCGTCCTTACCGCCGAGAGTGTTGCTGTAGCCCTCATCAAGCACCACGCCCGCGTTATGGCCTACCCTCACATTATTCGGCCCGGCTGTGGTATCGTCGGTTCCCATACCGATTGTGGTATTGAATAAAGTCGGCTCGAAGTCCAGTAGGGTATAGACCTGAATGTAGTTGTTGGCATATGTACCTTCTGCGATGTTATCGAGTCCGATACCAAAAGCCGTGTTGGGCTCGTAGTACGTGAAGTTGTTGGGATCTTCCGCCAATGGGTAGCCGTTGGCATCGACGAACATTACACACCACGGCGTCTTTTTCGGCAAGCTAAAGTCGTTACCGTCCCATACCATAGAATTGGGATCGAACGGCCTCCAATCCAATGTAATCTCGCCTGATGCCGATTGTATGATTGTCAGCACGGAATTGACATCGTTGGGTTCACGTGGCCAAATATAGTTCGCGTCAACTACAATGGTATCCGGTGCCCGCATAGACCAATACTTCCACTCGCCTGAATCGTTCTGGCTGTAAAAGACTACCATATTGGCGTCACCTACCATCACGAGCTGTCTGGGCAATCGCTGGTCAAATAGCCCTTGATTGACGTGCGGGCGCGGAGCCTGATTCGCCATACACCAACCACCAAATACTGCCAGAATTAAAAGGAAAAATATTCCAATATTGCGTGTTTTCAACATTGACACCCCCCAGTATCTCGCATACAATAATGCGAGCCAGAAGCCGATATGTAGTCGGCAACTGGCCCTAACCAGACTCGTTTTGAAAGGAAACAAGAATGGCTGAAACAATCATATCCAAGTTTTGTACTAAGTGCAAGACGCTTAAATCCACTTCTGAATTTTATGAACATTCTCTTAGTAAAGATGGCTATCAATATTGGTGCAAAAAATGCGCATCGTTGTACCACAAGAAATATAGCAGAACTGAACATGGCAAGCAGACGCTCAGACAAACTAACAAGAAACATTATAAAACCGAGAAGTTCAAACTGGCACGCAGACGAGGCAGCAGACAATATCGAAAACACAATCCCGCTAAAATTGGAGCACGATGTGCCGTACACAAGGCAATAAAAAGGGCAAACTTTCCGAAGCCCACTCAATTTCAATGCAGTTGTGGCAAGCAAGCCCAAGAGTATCATCACGAAAGTTACGCACGCAAAGATTGGCTTCGTGTTATACCACTTTGTTTTATCTGTCATAAAAAGATTCATCATACGGAAGGTCTCCTCGTAAGGTCTCCTATTAATGACCAGTAAGTTGAACCCCAATCTGCGCCTGACCGGTGCCAAAGTTCTAAATCTCCATTAGTTTCATTTTCCACAAATTTCCAGGCACTATGCGAAATCGAAGCGTGCGGCGGTAATTCCCGGAAGTCCATAATCCGAACGTCCATGTGCAAAAGCCGGTAGGCTTCATCCAGCTTTCCAATGACCTCGTTCAATTTCTGCTTGAGCAGCTTCATCTGCTCATTGTCGCCGGGCAGTATAATCGAAGGAGCGATTTGTAAGGAAGTTGGTGCGTGCATCAGTACATCCCCGCTAACTCATAAAGGAACTCGATACCCAAAAATCTAAACGCCGAATTTCCTGCAACCTTGATAAGGAAGTGCCGGGCCGTTACATCCACCGCAAGTCTCTGTCGCAATATTGTGCCGTCGCCCGTCAAGCTCACACTACCAAGAGATACCCATGCTTCTTCGTTATCTCGCTTAACCGATAATGCCAATGTTCCACTGGTCTCCTTATTAACATAGACATAGACCTGAGTAATACGCTTGAAGAACATCAAGCCTCTCTTGTCGGCCAGGTCGGTTGTCAGGACAAACGAGCTTTCGTACTCCGAGCCATCGTCCAGGTAGCCGCCGTGCAGGGCGTAAGTGTAGCCCGAGGCGTCCGAACAGATATCCACCGGGAAGTCGGCGGATGCGTCGATAGCATCCCACGAGTCCCATCCCCATTCGTCCCACGTATTATAAGGCAGGGTGTCCCACGTCCAGCTGCTCTGCTGCGTATAGGTCCCGAACGCCGTTACGGCAATGTCCATATCGGTGTCCCACCGGCGCTCGCCGGGCTTGTAGACGACGATCTTATTATTGGCCGCAGCCGAGTTGCCGTATGCGACCGACCACCTCAACTCCTTGTACTCATCAATGGCAATGAACCGCATCTCCTCAACGAGCGATGGATTTATGTCTCTTGCGGTTTTGTCTATCGCCTGGCTGATATTGCCGGCCGTCATACCGTGAAACGCCTTATCGGTCCCGTAATAGTAAAGGTCTCCGTCCCAGTCATTACCGACCGATCCGGGCGCAACGCAGCCTATGTCCGGCGACAGCTCGGACTGCTCGAAAGGAATCGACAGGGCGACGAACCAGAACTTGCGGATACTTCGCCTCTTGAATACGCACAGGTACCCGGCATACTTGCCGAAGCCCCCTGTGATCTCGCCGTGACCCTCGACGTACACACTGCCGGCGTCCTTGCCTGCCCCCTGTACCCACCCCTCTGTCGCCAGGCCTTCGCCTATCGTGCTCCAATAGATGTGGCTTTGATATTTTGTCCCGTCGGACAATTCCACGTTGCCCAGGAACAGGTAATTATGATAGCTGGCGATGAACTTCGCCTTACTGACGTAATCGGAGCTCGACGATGTGTATTGAGTATCGATGTTCTCGAACGTAGTGGCCGTACTGCCGTCCCAATAGACCGGCCGGTCCACGTTGTTCGTCGCGCAGAGATTGTCACCATACTTGTCCACCGACCAGTAAGTGCAGCTCGATGCGCACGTATGTATCGCCGTCCACGTCGTTAGTGTCGTATTCCAGTAATAGATGTGATCGGCTGTGAATCCGCACAGGCGTTCCGTTCCGTCCGAAAGAACGAGGGTCTGGTAGTCCAGGGCGGGATTGCCGTCCGGGAAGCTGACCTTGCGAAAATCAGCGCTGGCCGGATCACTGCTCCCCACCGAATCGTTATTGAATACGAATCCGGTCGGCGTCGAGGCCGTGATATCGCCGGTGACTGCAAGGACAGTGTTTCCGCCGGAATAAGACGAAGTGGTCGAAAGCGTGAATTCCTTGTAATTGTCATCGGTATCATAAATCGTAATCGTAGCGCCGTTGCCGTACAGGGCAGTAACATTACCGCTGATCGTAATGGTATTGGCGGAGGTATCGACGGTCGATACCGTGTGAATCGTTCGAAGCAGCTCCGGCGTCCGCATCTTTGCTTTGCGCAATTCTCCATCCCAATTTTGAACAAAAGCATTATCTTTTGTGACGGCCTTCTGCAGGAAGATCCACGGAAAGTCTTCATGCTCGCCTAAAGTCGGACTATATATGCCGAAAGTTCTCATGTCTTGATTATGTAATTAAATGCTTTATTTACCGGCCTGGTCTCGCTATCTGTGCGAGGTGTTCCATTTACGCTATCTGTTGTCGGACTGCCTATTGTAATAGTAGCCTGCGAATTCTTGGAAAAGTCATAACCACCCACAGCGGCTTTCCTTTGATCATATTTTTGCGCATTCTGCGAAACACTATGTTTATGACCCTGAAATGCGTCTGTCTGAGTCGAGCCAAGCTCTCTCGCATCCGTATCGACCGCACCGGCAGTATCGAGGCCACGAACGAAATAACCAACCAAATCGGGAACATTAAAGGTAGTAATAGCGTCACCGACGCCATGAATTGTTCCGATTGCCTCAAACAGATCGGCGTAAGTTTCTCTTGATACCGCCTGGCCGTTACACAACAGCCATTGGTCTGGTGCGTCACTGCCGGCATACGGAGCGACGAGCCCTACAGGAATAAAATTGAAGTCCTCAATAGAGGTTTTTTTGATTTTTCCCGCCGTAGTTAATTGAATTACGTTGCCATCTTCATCTTTGAGATGCGCCTCCGCTTTGTCGTCAACGTCCTTTGCGAATAATATTATCGTATCTGCCGCTGATGTCGGGTTTGATGTTTGCGCCCTTAATGTGACCTTGTTATGCCGTCCGGCCGCGTCTTCGCTATAGCCGGTACCGGCCCCGCCGTCCGTGCCCATGTAGTGATCGACGTTCAATAGTTCGGCAACCGCTGCTGCAAGCTCCCGTATCCGATTATCACCAAGCTTAGGGTCTTCGCCGCCTGCCGGCACGTTAGGGTCGATTGGGTTCGTTTTTGACATTTTTTTTACCTCATATCCTCGTGGTTCTCATCCGGCACGCAACAACCTCCACCGGTGCGTTCCTGAATATTTCTCTTTCGTACTCCCTCTCAGCCTTGTCCGACTGGACGTTACTATCGGCGACGTAGTTGTCTAAAACCTTCTTTGCCGACAGCCATATCACCGCCATTTTCAGGTCATCTTCGAATTCAAGGTCCGTACTCAAGGCGCTGTGGATCGTGCTGTAATAGAGCGTGTAGTCCCTGCTGCTGCCGCTGGTCGGCGTGACATATATCGTACCGTTGTGATAGCAGTATCCGTTGATTTTACCGGCCCGCCATTCGGCGAAAGTAATCCGGTCCAGCAGGTTCGTATCGAGGTATAGTTCATCTATTGCCGAATCCGATTTGACCATATCCGAAGGAGCTGTAATGCCGGTCCCGTCACCGGCAAGCGTTCCGGTCGTACTGGTTTTCAGGCATAGCAGTCTCTTCGCTATCTCCAGGCAAGCCTCCAAAATCATTGCATCGAGAGCGGTATCGGTTAATTCTGTGGTATTGTCCCTGCGCGTGATCTTGCGTACCCGGGTTTCGACCGTGCTTAGCGCGATACTCATAATACACCTGAATGTAAAATTGGGCAGAGGCTGGTAAAAGGATATAAAACCAACCTCTGCCGTTTGCGTTTATTGCGTTAATTCATAAAAACTAATCATTTAATATGGCCGTATCGACGCAGATACAGCCGAAATCAACGCTGTTGAATACCGACTTTTTGACACCACATATTTTGTCGGTATGAACGACGTACTTGGTGTTGTGGGGCGTATCGCTGTAACCGGTCTTCCATACCGGCATCTTACCCCATGCCAGGCACGCGGCCTGGCAGCCGAGGAACAATGCCCTTGCCACCGAGACGCCGTTGTAGCAGACGTCGGACGAGGTATCGAACCACTCGGGCGCGGTAACGCCGTTGGCGCCAGTTCGACGATGCAGTTTGTCCACCGTCTTGATAACAACACCGTCCCACATGCCATCTGCTCCCGAGAAGATCCAGTTGTCCTTGACATTCCGGGGTAGTCCGTTCAGGTTTGCGTTAATCCACTTGGTATCGGCCTGAAGCTGTTTCTTCTGCATCTGGTCGATCAGCATGAGGTAATACGAGCCGCCCTTAATCATAATGGGCCTCAGCGGGGTAACGGCGTTGCCGCTGCTATCCACTGTTTTTTTGGCCATGCGATGCACGAACTCGATAACATTGGTGCCGAAAAGGTGGTTGCTTGACGCATTGGTAATCAAGGCGTCGGTAGCGACCCTGGCGACTGTGTAGGGAGAGGTGAGGATCTGGCCGCCGCCGAACCATCGTGTCGCCGTAGCGCCCTTGGTCAGTGCGGTCTGGTTGACCACAGCGACCTGGACGCTGGAGGCATCGACGGCGTTAGCG